TACCACCTCTATCGCGTTCTTATGTGCCTCAACCGATGTTTTAGTAGTTTCCGCATTTTGCTTTCTCTTATCCTGATAAGCCTTTGCAAACCTTCCGGCAGCATCAGGCTGTATGCCTCTCTTGATCAGAACCTGTGCAAGCTCTTGTTCGGTTAAATCTTCTGCACCTATTTTCACATCATCGGGAGGCGGTTGCTGCTGTTGTTGTTGAAGCATCTGCATCATCTGCTCTGGCGTAGAAACAAATTCTTCCCAATTCGGAATATCAAGCATTTGATAAAATCTCTTGTAAGCATTTGCAACATGAATTGGGTTTATAACACCTGTTTGCAAAGCATACTGGTTGTTCATAGCCATCATAATGGTCTGTGCCTTTTGTAACTTGATTTGAGGATTTGTATTTTGGTCATTTCCCCTTATGGTGATTTTATACTTTCCCTGAATTTCCTCTTTGTTGAGTTTTATTCTCTCTTTCATATCTCCGCCGAAATATATAAATTCATACTCATCATCCCCATACTGGCACCACAGTTCCCATATCCAGTTAAACAATTCCTCAAACTGTTCTTTGAAATAATTACCACTCAAAGATTGAACTTGCTGCATTGAACTTGATTGCAACTGAACTTCGCCCAATGTTCTCGGTTCACGCTTGTTTATCATTGATTGAAGGCTAAAATCAAGCTGTCCAACAAGCTCCTGAATCTTTGTCTCAAGAATCATCTGTTCTCTCTCGTAAGAGAAATTTATATTTGGATTGTTTGACTGTATGGGCATTATACTGTCTGACAATTGTTGCATACCCTGGACTGGAATACCCTGCCCAAATACAAATTGAACCGTCTTGGGATTAACCATACCGGGTCTATATGCAAACATTGGTGCATTAGTCAATGTTCCATAGTCAATCTTTTGCATATGTTGTATATCTATCTCTTTAACTATGTCCTCAAGCAGTTCTGGTAAACCTCTATGCGAATACCATCTGTTATCAGTTAATTCATAAAATAATTTAACAAAAGGGAATTTACCGGAATATGTAGTCAGGGTAGTTTTACGCAATAATTTATCAAAGTCCGGTGCTAATGTTATAAGTGCTTTTTCTAACTTACCGTCATCATTTATATCATACCAGCAATAACACTCCCACACCTTTACAAGCCCTTCGGTAGCTTGCATTCTCTCAATGCCTTCTCTTTCATCTTTTGTTATATCAGTCCGTTTATCACGAATATCAAGTTTGCCTTTTTCTTTTATTTCACTTACAGCATCTTCACTCCAGCCCTTTTGATAAGCATTTTGTTCTATCGTTTGTATTGGCAAAAAGAACTCGTGTATTAAATATGTTGCGTCTTGCGGTGAATAACCAGTAGTAGTGGGAACATAAACCCTCTCCGGAGAACATAAATCTATGTCCGGACAATTATAGACGACATCTCGGAGAACAATCTCAACCTCCTCTTTGCCAGATAGAATTTTTTTTGTAGCCTTACGCAATGAATCAATGTTGTCTTTAGCAACATGGTCGTGCGTATCAACCTGTAATCTTTGTAATAACTGTTGGATTATCTCCTCTTCTGTCCTGTCGGGTGAAAAAACCCATATTGCTTCTTCTGCCGACAAATCATCAAGAGATAATTTTTCTATTCTATCTGTTATCTCTAACCTCCAATATGGTTTTAAGAGATAAAACCCCTTCTCAAGTGCCTGGTCTATGCCGATAATTGCCCTGTTTTTTATCTTGACCTTATCCATTATCAGGTGGTCAAGAAACTTCTCTATCTTCTTTGCGGTTTCCCAGTTACCAGCTGGGTCTGGTTCTGCCTGGACAATGGGTCTTATACCGAAGATTATATTAGCAATGCTTGCTTTAACTTTGCGTATTTGTGTATCAAGAGTAGGCATACGAATATTAGAACACCCCACAAATGGGAATGTTTTTTTCTTCTTGATACGCATACGCATCTTATGCCACTTATTTTGGTTGCTTTCCCAAGTTCCTACCCAGCCTTCAGAATCTTGCTGCCATTGTTTAATCGTTGCCACGCACTTCTTGTTTTTATCATTAACAAGATACCTTGCTGGCTGTATTTTTTCTTTAGGGTATATCATTTACTCTCCTTAATATCCATAATCAAAAATTTCTATTGTATTTTCTTCTACTGGTTGACCATATCTGTCAACCCCCTTGACATCGGGTTGTTCGTAATTAGGAATAAGCAAACTCTCTGCATATGTTAGTGCGTCAACCAAATCGTCGTGGGTTGAACTTCCTATCGTCAACAACTCCTCTTTTGCTTCTTCGTGGTTTCTATGTATATAGTATTTACCGCTTTCAAATAAAGGTTGAAGTGCGGCTACTATCCTGTCCTTTTTCTTTCTTATAACTTTATCAGTCCCTCTTTTAAAGACATTCTTGACCTCCGTAAAAGGTGGATATAAATGCCTGCTTTCTGCCTGCCTTAAAACCGAATTATAGAACTCTTTTTCTGTTCCTGAATTTGGTATTCCTATTGCTGTAATTGTATCTTTATTTTGTAAATATAGATTAAGAATACTATTAATAAATTCACCAGAAGGTTTATGTGTCCTCACATATGAAATCAAATATCTATTATGCAAACTATCTATCCCAACAAGTGCCGCTACTTTATAGTCTGCTTTTTCTTCTTCAGAATAAGCCGGGTCAACGGCTATAACTTTATTTAAGTTTTTAGGCAGTTCTTCCCAATATCTTATCTGATGAGCCTTTATGGGTGCAGCTTCTGCCAATGTAGGGTCATTAAGATACTCCGAAGCAAAGGCTGTTGAACCTATCTCTCTTTTCCTTTGTTGCAATTTCTTATGCGACCAGAGTGATTTCCACAATTCTTTCCCGGGTTCCTGGATTGCGTCAATGTAAGCTCTGTATTTCCTCTTTTCCCAATTATTATCGGAATCAAGCATTTCCTGTAATAAAGCCAAAGGAGATATCATCGTTCCTATCCAGATAAACTGACCGTGAGGAAGAAGCGTATTTAAACAAGCCTTAAAGACCCAATCTCTTAACTTATTTCTCTGTTCGGTAGAGGCTACCGACTCATCAGTTTCAATATCATCAAGGATAACAAGGTCAGGTCTAAACCCTCTTATCTGCCCACCAGCACCTCTTGCCCTTATTGTTGCTTTATTCTTTAAAATAAGCAGATTTTCTGTCCATTTAGATGACCTTAAATCACCGAACCACCTTAAAATCAAAGAATTTGACTCTATTTCACGCCTTATCTTGCGTAACCACTCTATTGCAAGAGTTTCCGAAGCTGAAATTATGCAAATATCCTTTCTTTTATCAAACAAAGCACACCAAAGAGGGTAAAATATGCTACAAATTACTGATTTAGCAAACCCCCTTGGTGCGGCTAAAGCTAATCTTGGCTTATTTTGCACCAAATCGTATATTTCTCTATGAAAATCGGGTATATCTGCTGTAAGATAATGCGGTAAAACATCAATTACGAACTCTAACATATTATTTGAATATAATTGATAGAGTTTTTTTAACTTTTCCTTGTCCATTATCTTGTCTTTCTATCTTTTCTTTTGCGTCTATCATGTTTCTTACGCTTTGAATATCTTGTTTTGCCTCTTTTTGCCATAATCGCTCATATTTGCGTTTTAAGCCACTTTTATCAAAAAGCCACCTCTGGTATGAGAATGCAATTTTGACCTCAAAAAGTATAATGTTTTGAGGAATTATTTAGCCTGATTTTAGTGTTTGACCAATTTTATAAGTAACATTCAAATTTTGGATTATTGCCAATCAAATCAACCGTTATATAAACTATTTTTAATTTCCCTAAAATTGCTATAATGTCATTGGTTATCAATTCTTTTCTAATTAATATACACGGTATAACATTTTCATATGGATGATATATTTTCTCAGCAGCCACATAACCTAAAACTTTTAATGACGACCAGAAATCTCCTATATTGAAATTTTTATTTATTTTAATCTCAATAAAATATTTTCTCCTATTTCTGTTTATTACCATATCAACATTGCCAATATTCTTGTTAGAAAAGAAACCTTTTATTGGGACATCAAAACCATCAACGCTATAAGGAAATGTATTTTTTGGTTTTTTTATATATTTTATTAATGTTTGTTCATTATAAATTTTCATTTTTTTAAGACCTTTTTGAATAGTATTTGGTTTGGGTGCGTTTTTCTCTTGAAAATGGGACAATATAACACCTCTACTAACTCATGTTGTTTACAGGTCTTAGAACACCTTTTACATAAACTATTAATATTGTGTTTGCAGTCAAGGTCAATCATGTTTCAAAAATTGCAGCAATTTAGAGAACGTGTTTATACCTATCACAAACCGCCAAGGGGGGCTCCTACCCTATCCCCTGCCTTATATATACTATAAATAATTAACATAATATAAATTATCGGAAGCCCCATTATGCCCCTTATTCAACAACATTTACACCCTCATCGGTAAACCGTTTCTTTAATATCTTATCTTCCTGGACCTTTGCTTCATTGAA